AAATAACATAGCCTTCCACTATGCTTGAATCCTCGTACCTTCCATACGCTTATGTCATGCGTATATTGGGTACTGAATCTTTAGAACATCTTCAGTCATCCGGCTGCCCAGGTGCCGAGCATCAGAGTAAGGTATGTAACCATCACAGATCACACCCCTTGCCTCACTGCCCCACGCCTGTTTCTCGATATCATATGGGTCAACTTCGACGTCCAGTTCCTGGATACATTTGGCCAACATTTGATTTGATAATTGGTGCCGGATTAGCTGAAGAATTGGGTAGGTTGACAAGACCCCCCGGACAGGTTGTCGTTCTAGAACAACCTCTGCAGTGACAGAACCTACTATAAACTCTACTTTTATAGGAGAAAAGTTCAAATGAGTCAGTCTGACGTCAGGTGCGTTGCTAGTCAGAGTCTTCCGATAAGATGAGTCTAACATCGCAAACCTTACACCTGAACCAACCAACTCTAGTCCTAATCTCTCTACTCTACTAGTATAGTTTGTTAAGTATGCAGTTGTCGCATTTTTTGGTAACCTAGATAACTCGTCATAGTCGATTGATGGTTTGTTCCCACCTATGGTCATTCTCACTTTTCTGCGGAAGTGAGATCTTCCATAAATAGGACCATCGTTGACGGCCACCTCTCCAGCAAGCAACGCTTGAGCTAAACCTTTCTTACAACCTGTAATACGGCAAAAACTATTAACTAGCATTTTGCTCATACTCCTGTCACAAGACCTGTTCATTATTGTCCAAGCATTGCTCAACATGGAATTTAGCCCCTCTTCGGCCGAGGCGCGAACCAAACTAACCCAATTACCAGAGATAGTCGACGCAATAGCCCTTGCGATGTACCCATTGGCGTGTGTTTCGGTGTGTGCAATACGTAGAAATTCAGCACTTAGAAAGCCTATGCTTTGTTTCATCGGATTCATTCTTAATGGGCTAGACTTAACCCTGTTCATAATCCTCTCCGTAGCTTCGATCGTCGGAGCAGAAATATATACGTCGTCACCAACGTGTATACTCTGCATACCTTCAATCTCAGGAACGTAGTATAACAAATATGCATAATTTAGAATGCTGTTGACGAAGCTTGTACACCTATGCCCTGACATTAACGTTCCCTTTAGATAGCCCATATCTTTGCCTGTAACAAAGACACGAGACCTGTCGAAAGAACCCAGAAGCCTAGATGTCATCACCTCATCATATCCTACGTGTTTACACAATTCTTCGATCACGATCTTTTGACTAACTAGACTATGTTGTGAATTGAAATCATCATAATCCAACATAATATTAACACTACCTTTCTGCTTCATCCTTAGCACCCTTCTTGCCATACCAGTTGTTCCTAGATTACCTGGATTGAGTTCTACTCTTACTCCTTTCCAGACTCTCTCAACTGGTCTTAATAGGTGTTCAAAGTTAAAGTAAGTCACACTATCACATGAATATATAACACGTGTCTTCCCGTGCTCCAATTTCTCTGAAGCGTTAAAATACGACACATTATTCCATTCTTTAAGTGGATTTTCCTCTAACATTTCACTATATGCTCTCCTATGAAGCCTTCCAGGTACATTCACACAGAATGTTCCTTCGTTAGTCTCTCGCAATCTTGAATGCGAACCGTTAACACACCAACCCCAACGCCTCTGCCAGAACTTGTCTACATCTTCAAAAACAATGTTCCGGGGACACTCATAGGATAAAATATGACGAACCACCTGCCGAAAACGTTCAACGTTATCAACAGTCACTGTATCGCACAAAGTTTCGTCACACCTACCCCGAGTCTCACTTTCCAAGTCAAGAGATTTAACTCCCCTACCCTGTAAAGTGTGTAACTCTATTAATCTACAGCCCCGCGTGTCCGCGTTACAACCTAGGGCTTTCAATGCCATGCTTACCTGAGATGCCCCTACTTGATCTCTCAACATCCTGACCACATAGCGAGCAGGATCATATACCACACCACTCAAGACTGGCAACATCAACACTGCTGCTGACGCCTGATCGTTTTTCAGGCCCATCATCGTTGAACCAATCTCGCACAACTGGTTCGCTAATACTGGGTATTCAGTCTTTAACGAATGCCAAACTTCTTTAAAGTAGACATTCACCTTCTGCTCGGCGCCTGGGTGGCTTTTGACGTCGAACCGAAAGCTTCGACCTTCCTCTGAAAGGTCGACTCGGGATACACCATCCCTCGGAAATGGTCTTAAACTCACATCCGAAATCACTCGAATATCTTCAAAACTCAATCTCACCTGTACTGGAAAATCACACATTAGCAGACTATACGCTGCAGCATCTATACAACTCATACCACTAACACAGAGCTGGTCAACTTTAGCCCACTGCTCTCGCAATGTAGGATATACAACGTCAATAAGGTTAGCAGAAACTAACCTCTTATATAAGTATATACCCAATAGCCCAAGCTGCTTCACTCTACCCCTCAACCCCTCACTAACCACTTATTATCTAAGCGTCGTCAGAGGTCGC